ATGGATTCCTTGTCTACTACAGGAGACAAAATATTAAGGGTGATTAACACCGACAAGAGAAGCAGGCCGACCCATGACTCTGCCATGAATTGCGCCAACCATTAACCACTACAATAGAATCGCGCAATGCGACTCACTATCGGGAGCTAACATGCTGCCGCCCATAAATGGTTAATAGGAGATATTTATGCTTACGAAATTAATTGAGTTGGCAATCGCATACGCACCAACCATCAACGCTGTAGTTATTTGGCTTCTTCATCGCTATCGGGTACGTACTCCATCTTGAGCACGTCGTCCGGTGCCAGGTAAACCCATGAGCCGTCTTCTTTGGCTACACCGATGAAGCCGTTAACCATCTCTGGTTGTGATCGGCTCATCAGGCCTTCGTGAGTTTCACCTGACTTAGTGGTTACTGTGATGTGGTATGTGTCAGCCATTCAGATTTTCCTGCTCTCAAGGCAAATGCAACCCTCGGCAATGCCGATACCGGCAACCGATGACTCAGTGTGTTTATGCTGAAAGTTGAACTCAGTGAATGCAGTTTTCAGCACAAAATAAAACCGCCCGGAGGGAGGGGCGGTTATGAAGGCTAAATTAATTCTTAGTCAAATTTAAGTTTGTTATAGGCCTCATCAGCTTTTCTTTTGTTCTCACTATCTAGCATGCTTTGCTCTTGTGCCTTCCTTTCGGCTTGCTGCCTCATTGATACAACTTGCTCATTTACCCTTTGAATTAGACCAGTAAGAGTATTTATATGAGACTGAAGATCGTTCAATGGACAACTAACAACCAACCAAGTATTTGTGACTTGCACTTTAGGCTTATTGGGCGAGAAGTAATTTTTATAAGCATCCTCGAAAAGGTTCACCCATGTTCTTGACGGCACACCATCAAGGGTTAGGTAACGATCTCCAAAGTTCAGATCTGTACTGCTCAGGCTTTTTTCAATACCGGTTATTTTCATATTTTTTTCAACTTCAGTGAGGGAAGTTTATCACTATAAAGTAAAAAATCATTAGTGAAAATAATGTTAATACAACATAACCTGGATAGATGATACACCATTGTCATGATGGAGATTTAGTCGACCTTACTTTAATGATATCCATCAGGTTTTTCATTGCGTTTACCTTTTTAGAGATGAAGCCTGCCGAACAGGAAGCCAGCCCGAAGAGAATCACCAGTCATACCGGCTTCCTCAGGCTTCATTCCTAAACAGGTTCTTCGGAGGGTTGGCGCGCTTTCGGTGCGCGGGGTACTGCAGGTATAAAAAAGCCCCGCTATTGCTGCGAGGCTATGGTGGCTTCAATCATTCTGATCCCCGATCTGTCAATGTTGCACTGACCCAGCAGGCCGAACAGCTCAGCATTCAGTGACACGCTTTCACCAAACGTAAAATTGTCAGGCACCGGCGGAACATCAATCTGGCTTATCAGTTCAGCGGGCAGACTTAACTGAGGCTGCTTTATTGTCCGGTACTCCACCTGTGGCTTTTGCTGCGTCCCGCAACCGGTCAGCAGCATCAGGGGGAACAGGAGCGACAGCGCACTTGTCCGCTGCAAGGTAACGTTTGATTTCACTCTGGAGCTTCCTGTTTTGCTGTGCTGTGACTGCCCGTTGCTCGGTTACCTGAGACATGACGGCATTCTGTTGTTTCACTGCTGTGACTAGGTCTTTCACGCTGGTTGCTAGGTCATCATTTTTGGAACGAAGATCGTTAATCTGATCATCTTTGCTATTGGTTAACTGCTCCAGTCTCTCGTTGGTTGCAGTTAGCTGAGAGTTGCGGGCATTAAGCCCCCACAGCGCCACGCAGATGAGTCCAATAACGATGATGTGCGAGTAATTTTTGAGTCCGGCGATGATGTTCATGTTTTGAATAGCTCCCTTTCTCTCTTGCGGCGTGGCAATAGCAGGTCAGGGATGTTTCCTGCTCGCTTCCACTGCAAGAACTGATCGGCAGCACCGGCGTAATCGCAGGCATTCAGCTTCTTCAGTAGAGTGGAATTCTCAAAGGCGGACTTACCCACGTTAAAGACGAAACTGCAGAGCGCGTCATACTGGTTTTGGGTGAGTGGCACTTTCACCGATTTACCGATGGATGACTCCACCCAGGCGAGGTCACTCAGCAGTAAGGCCGTCGATTGATTCTGAGTGATCGTCATGCCGCGAGTTATTGGCTTCCCACTTACCGCGCCTGTGTGGCCGACACCTATAGTCAGGACGCCTACCGAGTCAGCATAAGCAGTTAGCTTCTCGCCCTCTTCGCGCTTGATAAACGCAACGCCGTTATTGCTGAGCTTCATCAGTGCCTCCAAACTTTTTATCTGTTAGCTTTCTGAAGCGGAACGAGATGTAGTCGATACCGATAAAGCCAATGAGAATTGCCGCCACCCAGGCGAAATCATCACCAATCTGCCATCCGAAGATAGAGATGATGACCTGCAAGGTTGGCTTAACGAAGAAGGCAAAGATGCTGCACATAGCGGCGTCCATTAATCGGCGTGGCCACGTGTCTTTGCCGAAGTATGAAGCCCGCAGCAGAGCCATTGCTCCGGCTAAGGCTGCATATCCTGATTCATTTCTGTGGGCATAAAGCCAGGCTATCAGGCTCGCCCAGTAGCCCGGATCTTTATCTGGCATTCTTTTCAATTTCCACCCCCGCATAAGGGGACTTGTCCAATTTAGGAATTGGTTACATTGTGAACTGAACAAGTCCGGGTAAACTCTTTCTTGTCGAGAGAAAAAGCACCGCCTTGCCGTTGGGGTAGTCAACCGAAAGAATCCGCCACTGTGCGGATTTTTTGCATTTAAAAGTCGCCCGCTACCACACAGGGAAATCGATGAGGGGTTTTGATTGGTAGGGACGAAAACGAAAAGAGCCCGCATTAGCGAGCCCATAAAAATTTTTTATTAAATAACCTGATAAGTATGCCGATAACCTCGCTATCTAAACCAGCTAGGTGCAAATATGGCTACTAAAAATAAAGGAATTTGCGGTCATTGCCGTGAAACTGTCTCTCCAATCGTGATCGAAGAAAACACCTTTTCCCGTGACAAGTGCCAGTGCCCAGAATGTGCGAAAGATTTATATGTGTGCCGCTCACCAGGATGTGATGATTACGCAAAGGGCGGCAAGGATTATGACGAAGAGCTCTGCCCTGGATGCACTAAATCTTTAGCCGAAAATGCGGGAGTTATTGCCAAAACAATCGGAGGTGTCGCTCTGACAATTGGCACGGCGATGGCTACGAATCACTTCACTGGGAAGAAAGATTAACTCTGTAAAACGCAAAAGCCCCAAGGCATCAACCTCAGGGCTTCCTTCTAGCTCACCGTAACAAGCAACGGATTTCTAGTGTTATAGGACTATATCCCCAGTTTCGGGAAATGTAAATAGCTCACTATAAATTAATGAGCTATTTCTTATTGCGCTATGCGGTGACTTTATTTAAGGCTGAATTGGCCCATGATTCTTCAATCTCCAGCTTTCCAATTAAATGATCATAGAATGCCTTTGCACTCTTTTTCCATGTATCCAGGGTGATTGCATCGGTTATCCCACACACAGACCGGTGAACTTCGGTGGACGGTATCCTTTCGTATCCGCGGGCATTGCAGCGCTTGCAGTCACCCATTACCGGCAAGCCCTGCTCTTCCGTCTTTTTGCGATCGACCGCCCGGCCTCTACCGCTGCAATCCCGGCAGGCTGCCGAGACAACACCCTTACCCTTACAGGACTTACACAGGACTTTGACTTGCTCCCTGACCTGCCTGTTTGGCCCACCTGACAGCATTGATTTCATCGTCACCACCTCTGCAGCAATGAAGCCCTCACCGGCACAACAATCGCACGGCTTGAGGCTGGCTGCGCTGCGGCAATAATCCTGATAGGCATAAGTTGCGAGTGTTTGCATAACCGCTGGTTTAATATCTGTATCGAGTTTGCGTAAGGCGGCAACCTTATCGCAGGTTTGTAATGCATATTCAGTTAACAGGGTAACGGCTCGTCGGGAGTCGTTATTACTTACCCCAACTTTCCCCAGGAACGCGCTAAACCCCATTGGCGCCATCGACTGAACCATTCCCATTGCTGCCATCTGGTCAGTTCCGGTCAATGCCTCTGACGCGGTTGCCCGTGGTGAGTCGCTTATCTGGGTGCTCTTTGGGAAGAAGTATTTAACGGCTGATTCTAGGCTCATTTCTGGCTCCCATTAGCTTTGCTGTGTTGCGGAGGATGCGGTAGTCAATCGGAAAGGTGTTGCGGGTGCGGTAGAGCCGGAGGTGACGCCATTTTTGGCGGAGGTAGTCGATCATGCGAACCACCAATTTAAAATGCGCTGGCCTAATGGCTTTCGGCTCCGGGATTGATACTGAACGCGCTCTATTTTGCTGTTCACTTCTGCCAGGCGATTCTCAAGTTGCTTTCGCGTCTGCAGATACATAGCCAGCCGGTAATGGTCGATTGGTTTCATGCTGCCTCTCTGTTTTTATTCAACTCTCTGGTTTTCTGCCGGTAATGCGCCGCCAGCTCCTGCAGCTCTTCCCGCGTCCACTTTTTCAACTCATGCGGGCCGATCAACCGGTCGAATGCCTCTTGCCCGATTTTGGTAATCAGGTTCGGCTTGTATCCTGGGATATTTCCGCTGAGGTGGTGGTTGCATGGCATGCACTGCTTATGGCACCCATCTTCATCAAATCTTGTTTCTGGTGACGCCTTAACCGTTCTGAAATGGCCTGCGTGCCACTGACCATCGTGCATCCTCCCGCAACTTATGCATAAATCCTCTGCATCCCGCGTTCTGATAAACTCGTTAAAGGCCTGCTGAGCTAACTTCATCCAGTGGCTTAACGGCTTAACATCGGCTTTGCGCTTGTTCCATGCAGCACGCTCAGCTTTCTCCAGTCGCTTTTGTTTGCGATCGGATAGCTGGTTAGCGAGTTGGATTGCACATTTGGGAGAGCAGACGGTCTGAAGGCTGTTGCGGGGTGTGAACTTGGTGGGGCAGCATTTGCATTTCTTCGGCTTAGGCTTCTTCGGCGGCTTGATGACTGTTGCCATCTTCATCCTCCATTCTGAAATTGGGGTCGGTCATTTCGTAGAACGCGCAGCATTCTTCGCAGACGTGGCATTCATCAGGTGACAGAGGGATTCCGCAGTTGGCGCAAGGAATGTCGTCCATCAGTGCAGCCTCGCCTGTTCGCTGGTGTCGTATTCGGTCATGTCGTCGATTATCTCAACACGAATCCCGCCGGCACCCGGGTCCATCACGAATGGGATGTTTTCCTGATCAACGCTAATCCCCTGCAGGTAGCCGTGGAGATAGGAAAGCAGGTAAAGCATGGGTTCCTCTCCGCGCCCTTCGATGCTGTCCAGCACATCAGCCAGGTCATCAGCGCATTGCTCTTCGACACTTCTCATCTCGATTTCCTCATGCGGTCCCACTTTGCCTTGAGCAGCAGATAGCTGTAATCGAATGTGATCACTTCGCTGGCTGCTGGGGTTGGTTTGGTCTTGCTGCGGGAGCGTTTGGTGGGCTGGAATATCAGGTGGTCGATTGCTTTCTGGGTGGGTGACTTCTGGCTACGCATTCTTTCGCCTCCCCCGATTACCCTGGGCAACCATCAGAACGCCATTCACTATCACGTGCCGGACGCCTTCGGTGTCATCTGCGTGCTGCCGGATAGTTCTGCGGTCTAAGCCGACTATCCTGCTCACAGCAGACTGATTGCCGTTGCATCGCCTGAGCAGGTCAGGGATTGTCTGGATGTCTTTCTTCATGGCCTGACCTCGCGGAGAAGCTTGTCAAGCTGAGCGATGTTTCCAATGCCGAAACCAGAATTGACGATGCCTTTTTTGTAGAGCAACCCGCCGATGACCTGAGGATTGTCTTTGCTGATAACCAGGCTGTCAGAACACATCCGGGACAGGGTTACTTTTATCGATGGGCCTGCAAACTGGGTCCTGGCTGTAATCTCGCTGGCGGTGAGCCATTCACCTGATTCCAGCGCTTCACTGATTGCCACTTTTACTTTGCTCATGCTGCTCTCCTGATCAATCTCGCCCCGAACGTCATCAGCGCATCACGGTCGATAACCTTGAACTCACACTGAACTCGCGGCCACGGATGCCAGATGATGAACATCTGCCCCTTGTTGTTGCCGGATACTGGCTTACCAGTTCCAGCATTGAGGAATGCCAGGCGCCCGCCGGTGATGAATCGCACCTCGTGTGCGGTGGCGATCGCTTCTCTGAACCAGCCTACTGAGGTGTCAGCATTAAGCAGCATCACGCAGCCGACGCTGTTTTTTGTGTTCTCTTCGGCTGCCTTTAAAACGAATGGCCCGACGTTGCTGTAAGGTGGGTTGAGCCATGCATAGCCGGCAATGTCTGGCATCAGGTCTACCCATGATGTTTCTAGCGTGTTTTGCTGCTCGGTGATGAATCGGGTGCACAGTGCGTTTTGAGCACTCGCGGCGGCATCCAGTACAAAACTGAATTCCGCATTCAATGCCTGAAACACCTCTGGTGGCGTGCGCCAGGCGTCTTTGTGTTCCGGTGCTGTGTTTGATCTGTCAGTCATGATTGCTCCTCAGAAATAGCTCTGAAGCTGGTTGAGTAGATTGGGGTCGCGGGTACCGGCGAAGATGTGCTTTATCGCGGCATTGATCAGCGCGGAATAGCAGCGCTCAAATTCATCGGGTTCCATGCTGGCGTATGCCAGGCTTTTTGCTTCCGTCCGGATATCACCATTCAGGCGAACCGTCTGCTCATAGAATCCAGCCAGGATAGTTAAGTCCTTTCGGAATCGGTCGAACTGAGTGACTTCATCGGCATGCTCAAGCCCTACCCGATCAGCAGCCCAGTGCTGGAAGCAGAAGTTGAAGAATGCGAAGGTTTTTCGGTGGAAGGAGGGATTGCGGGTCAGTTTGATTTCGGCGGTATATAACTCGCCATTCTTGAATTTAGTCAGTCGCTGAAGGTCATGTTCGAATGCCGGAGAGAACACGCCGCCCGCGCCCTTGAGCATTTCGATCTGCACGGCTCACCTCCGGGTGTTCTGCTCCTGCAACTTAGCCAGGCTGTCTTCCGCCTTCAAAATCACATCGTTGATGGTCATCAGGCTGTGGCCGCCAAGGACAAGCACCTTAAGCAATGTCAGTGCATCCTGCACGCCTTGTGCATGGTCGGGGCGTTTTAGTGGGATAACTTCAGCTGTCATTTTCGGGCTCCTTTATCATCAGGAAGACAATCATCGCGGCGCGGAGAGGGTTATCCCAAATAGCACTGTGTTGATGCCTGTTGCTGCTTATTTCTTCAAGGGTACTACCAGTGTTTTTCCATGCCATCCATGCGTGTAGGCCGTGGGCATTAAGACTTATTTTGTTTTCCACTATAATCGACCATGCTTGATGTGGCTCTTTGCATGGCTCCCACCGGCCCAAACATTTCGGCCCGCGAGTCACAACAAATTCACCGTCATGGCTGTACTTACCATCATCGTAGTAAGGCTTGAGTCCAAGCTTTATTGCCACGGCCTTGTTAATCTCGAAGTCACTCATCTTGCTGTAATCAGTCATCACTCTTCTCCATCTCAGCGCGGGTGTTCCAGTCCTTGACCATCAAGCCATAGTTTTCGGTTGATGATGAATATTGCGGGGTGCAATCTTCGATGATGCAGTTAATAGCGTGGTCAACGTAAAGGGTGTGCCAATCCCTGTTGCTCTCGATTTTCGCTGACCCTCCACAGAACGGGCACGGCTTTAACTCTTCAGTCATGATTGCTCTCCTAAGTGAAGCTAAGCCATTCCTGGAATGCTTCACCAATAGTGTCGATGCGATACCCTGCATCGAAAAGGTCATCCCAATCACGCCACGATGAAACCACTGGGAGAGAATCTGATGACATTGAGAAGCGCTTAATACAAATAGCTGCAATCTCATTGCGGAATTTTTCTCTAACCTCCATCACTCCCCTCCCTTACGCGCTGGCTGCCCCGTTACTACTTCAAGTTTTACATTGCGTGTTTTTACTTCAGCAGAGACTTCAGATCTTCCAGTCATTGCCATAAGGAAATCCTCGGCTGAAATCGTGGCGGTGATACTTTTGCCTACGCCTAACTTGATAACGAATTCCATCCTATTTTCGCCCTCAAAAGATCGGCGGTTAATATCAACAAATGCCTTCATGACTATCTCCAGTCGTTAGCGGCGCGCGGCTGCTGAGTTTCGTTCTGCGCAAACTGGCGCGCTGCGTCTTCCTGATCCATGTTGATGAAGTGACCATTCTTCCAGCCCATGTAAAACGTCTTTGGCTGGCCGGATCGGTACTTACCGACGATGATTTCAGCAATGCCACGCATTGAGCTTTTGTCGTCGTACACCTCATCGCGATACGGGAAGATAATCACGTCCGCATCCTGCTCGATTGCTCCTGAGTCCTTCAGGTCTGCCAGGGTAGGCCGCTTTTCCGTGCGAGTTTCTACGCCGCGGTTAAGCTGTGACAGAAGAATTACCGGGACTTTGTTGCGAAGGCAGAATTGCTTCAGCTTGCGGGTGATCTCACCAATGGCGATATCGTTACGCTCAGCTTTCGGTTTCTTCATCAGGCCGAGGTAATCGATTGATACGAAGCTCAGGCCGCCGTCCATGTTCAGGCGCTCAGCGTGGGCAATTATTTCATCCACTCCCATCGTTTCATCCAGCACGTAGTTATCTTCATCCTGAAGCGTTCCCGTAGCGCCTGTGAGCCGCGTGTACTGCTCATCCAGCATGTTAAGCGGGTTTCGTAGCGTGCCGATCGACAGTCCTGCACGGTCAGCCACGTGACGCTCGACTACCTGCATATCTGACATCTCCATGGAGATCATCAGTCCGCGGCCCTTCTGTCGGCCAATGGAGTTTCCGATGTTTATTGCCAGCTCGGTCTTACCCATTCCCGGACGCCCGGCAATGATGATCAGGTCTGTACGGTCGAAGCCGCCATACTCATCATCCATCGGCTGAATGCCGGTCTTGAGGTAAAGACCTGACTCCTGACCTTCCATGCGCTTGCCAAGCACGTCCATGTAATCGCCAAGCATGTCACCGATACGGCGTGGCAAGCGGTCATTGGTTTCGAACTGGAGCCGGGAGAGGATGCCGGTAACTTCTGCAATGCGGTCGTTGATATCGTGCGTGCCGGCAGAACGAAGCAAGGTGGCTGCATGAGTCAGATCGCTTTCACCGCGGCGCAGCATCCAGCACTGACGGACACGTTTGGCCCATGCCTTGATGTTGGCGGCGGAACGGCAGCGGCTTGATACGGTGAGCACCATGTTTCGGGTTTCCTCACCCAATCCGGCCTGGATGGTAAACGGGTCGATTGGCTCAGCCTTGTGCAGCAGCGCGGCGATCACTTCGTACATGCGACGCAGGTGGAAGTTCTCAAAGGCTTCTGCAGGAAGCTTGCCAACGATATCCCGGTTATCGACGTGATCGCCTTTCAGCATCATCGCGCCAATCAGCTGTTCCTCGAATTCATAGCTATCCATGTTGTGGCTCCTGGCTGATTATCTGGTCAACGATGCGTTGGGTTAACGCGGTATCAACGCCGTATTTTTTACCCGCGGGGTTGTCACCCATGGCATACGGGGTTGGCTGATAGCCAAACTCGATATAGCCGTTGATGAACGTGTCGATATCCTTCGGGTGGCGTTTAGTTTCCCGGCAGTGCTTCAGGTGAGACTCATACAGACGCTTAATGCCCTTCTCGGTAGTGGTGCTGATACTGACGATGCGGGGCAGTCCGTGCTTCTGGGCTTTGCAGTTCCAGGTGTCTTTGAAGCGATCACGATTGAATGTGAATTTACTGACTGACGGTTTTTCAGGGGGTGATTCTTGAGGAACTTGAACACTCCCCTCTGGGGATTTAGGGGTATTGTCTTTTGTCTTTTGTATATTGTCTTTTGTGGTTAGCAACTTCTGCAAAGGTCCGTTAGCAACTTCCGCTAAGGTTTCCTTAGCAGGTTTAGCTAATGTTTTGCAGAATCCGTTATTCTTGGTTTCCCACTCAGAGATGTTGGTATTCATCCCCACTTTTCGGCCTTCCTGTAGCAGGACTTTCTTCCTGACCAGACTATTTTTTGCAGTTGAGCAATGAGTGAGATGCTTCCCTATCATTGCCTCCAGCTGCTCATTGCTGATCCAGTCCATCTTTTTGCTATATCCGTATGTTTTGCGCCATACGGCCATGACGATGCAAAGTTCTGTCTCTGGCAGACCGGAACACATCGTTGCATCGAGAAGCTCGTTAGCCAGGCGCAAGAAACCATCTTCAAGCTGCGCCACTCTGCTCTCCACGACCTCTATGTGAGGCTTACGGTAATCAGATAACTTAGCGACGTTCATCTTTCTTAGCCCCTGCTTTAGCCAACCGGTAAACGCCAATTAGCCGCTCAGCGAACGGCTTGTTATTGGACGCAGCCACAACTAAACCATCAGGTGAATCAGGATGACGGCGCTCCTCTTTTTCCTGGTAATATCTGCGCTTTGGCATGTATAATTACTCCTGTGAATTGATCCAGTCTTTTCGCATCAGGCCTCGAAGCTGTTAGCGCAGCTCGGGGCTTTTTCTTTTGTCAGTAGCTGCTCTATCCGCAACAGACTTTTCGCCACTTCCGATTCCGGCGACACCACATCCAGATAAGCCATTGCCAGGCTCATCAATTGGAAGAAGCTGTGACGCTGCTTTCCTGATGGTCGTTTCATTCGGCTTACAGCTGCATCGTCCAGCTCAAGTACCTTCGCTAATGTTCCCTGTCCACGTTCAGCCAGTTTGTTCAGTAACTGGCTTTCAATCTCTCTTGCTTTTTTGCGATAGGTTGCAATTTCCATCATGTAAAATTCCTTTGTTGGTTAAGTAATTGCGTGACTTTGCGGTGAGCAAGCCACTTGGGTTTTGCTCCGACATTTCGGTGGGAGCGGCTTCAGAGTTTTAAAGAGCGGTGGAGCGAGTTACTTATGCAGCGGTCTTTGAGCTTGGGAAAGGCCGGTGTTCTTCGGCTTCAATCTTTCCGTTCGCCAATGTAGTAATAAAAATTTTGCGGCCTACCCGCACTGCTTTACTGATTGCCGTCTGGTGAACACCTATTGCGTCAGCCGCTTTAGCCTGTCCGTTTTGCTTGACGTAATCAGCGAGTGGAATCTTTTCCATCGGTCTTCTCCCGTTGTTTACCGATGGTGTAATAATACTCTAAGTATTAAAAATATCAATACTTGCGGTATTTCATTTTTTAATAGCACAGGTATTAGAATCAGGGGATGGAAAAGAAAAAGTCACTGACGCCAGAACAGCTTGCAGACGCCCAGCGACTAAAAGCTTTGTATGAGTCAAAAAAGAAATCACTGAATGTCACTCAGCAGCAGATTGCTGACCTTTTGGACATCACCCAGGGGGCCGTGGGGCATTACCTGAATGGCCGAAACGCCCTTAACGTGTCGGTTGCATCAGCGTTCGCTAACAAGCTTGGCGTACCCATTTCTGAGTTCAGCCCTACTCTGGCAAAGGAAGCCTCTAGCTACGCCACGTCTTCGGATGCTAACGTTAGTTTTGTTAAGGATTACAAGAAGGGAGAAAAGTATCCGGTGATTAGCTGGGTGAGCGCCGGAGCTTGGGCTGAGGCTGTTGAGCCTTACACTCTGGAAGAAATCAATGAATGGTACGAGTCTGATGCCCACGTTGAGGGGAATGGATTTTGGTTGCGGGTGAAAGGCGACTCTATGACCGCCCCTGTTGGCATAAGCATTCCCGAGGGCATGCTTGTATTGGTCGATACCGGCAGAGAGGCAAAAAACGGTAGCCTTGTTATCGCTAAGCTAACAGATGCCAACGAAGCTACATTTAAGAAGCTTGTGATTGATGAGGGTATGGGGCAGCGATATCTGCAGCCATTAAATCCAAATCAAGCAAGGTTTCAGATCGATGGTAATTGCAAGATTATAGGCGTTGCTATCGAAACAATGATGAAGCTGGTATAGGAGGGTATTGCTGTGTCTGAAGGAAGGGGTTTAATAGGGTTTGCCGGCCTAACGGATTGGTGGGATAACGAGCTTATGCCAAGCGACAGAGCAGCAATCAAGCAGGGTTATCACCCACTAGGTGGCGGCGCTCCCTTGGATTCGGGTTACACAGAACGGTATGATTCACAGGGTAATCTTTCATCGCAGATAAGCATATTCAACGCCCTTATTCATACCGATTGCCCTTATGAAGTTAAAAAGAAGATCGCCGATAAAGCCCTGACACTTGCATCAGGAGGTGGTCAAGATACCCTCGACTTACATTTCCTTTTTCACTCCATAATCGTCTTTGAGTACAAGCAGAGAGATACAGATCCTGGGGCACTTGAAAGAGCTGTCAAGGCATGTGAAAGCCAGATTTCCATTGCTACAAAAGCAAAATCCGCGCTCAAAAAGAACCTTTTTAAAGATGGATTCTTGCCGTCACATCCGGGATTTAAGCAGCTAGCGATTATTTTGGAAAAGCAGAAGCACTACAAAAAAGCCATTAAGCTTTGTGAAAAGGCCCTTAAGCAGGGCTGGAGCGGAGATTGGCAAGCCAGGATAGATCGCTGCACCAAAAAATCTCAGTAGCACCTCTGGCCCAGCTCTGGGCCTAAAATCATCACGTTAATACCTTCAAAAAATAAATCCCCTTTAAAAACACTAACATAATACTTTTTGTATTATTTTTAATACCTGTAGTATTGCTTTTAATTAATACCGCTAGTATTGTTTAACCCATCAGCAGGACGCACTGACCGGCAGGAAGCCGATGCTCTTTAACATTGATGGGGTTTGTTCCCGCCGAAATGCGGGGAACCAAAGTGAAGTTGGCTTTGGGTTGTGATGGGGAAACCATCCGGAAGGGTTCAGCGGTATCGCTTTTGAGCGGACGTAGCACCGGCGGTAGTCAGGTAAAGCTGATCCGAAACAATGAGCGCAACCATCGCAACACCTAAGCCAATTACCGGAGGTAAGTATGACAATCGTAATGACCTATCTGGCCTCTGATAACGCCAGAAATCGCCGCAGGGCTAAACGTGCAGCTGAGCGCAATACATCAGTGACTGGTTGCAGCGACCGGGTTCTGAGAGCAGTAACAGCACCTGGAGTGCGTAGTAAGCCGGAGCCAGGTGCAGGCAGTATCTGCATGGGTGATGTGGCGATTTTCCAAGCCGGTCACCGCGGAAAGCCAGTTAACCCTTATCACATTATTAAATAGGAAAGATTATGAAACTGAACATCACGGTAGACCTTGAGTGGCTTGGCCAAGATGGCGACATGGACGCCGAAGTCAAACATGAAATCATCAGCGGCGTGAAAAATGCAATCTCCCGCGATTGCCTGGCTAAGGTTGAGAAAGAGGCTTCAGCGCAAATCAATGCTGCTATTCAAGAGTCAATTGGCGCGGCGAAGTTAGCCATTCAGGAAAAGGCAATTAAGTTCGCTGATGACTGGCTTGAAAAGGAAGTGACCATCACTGATAAGTGGGGTGACACACAGGATTGTCTGACAATAACCGACCTGATTAAGCGCACATTTGATGGCCTGATGGAGAAAAAGGTTAATGACAATGGCGAGTTTTCAGACAACTACAGCGGCAACACGCGACTCATCAACTGGCTCACTGGAAAGCGTGTTCAGGATGTTGTTCAGCAGAAGCTGAAGGGGATAAATAAGGACATCGATCGCCAAATTACCGAAGCTGTCAATGCTGGCATTCGTGAGAATGTAGCCAATAAGTTTGCTGAAATGGTCGTGGCCACAGCCCAACACAACAGTCGAACAGCCATCGAGAACAAACAATAAGTCGCCTAGAGCGGCTTTTTTTACGCCTGAATTTCGGAGCACACCATGATAGTCGACCGCAAAAACGGTAAATGGCGCGTCACACAGATGGCCTGTGGCTGTCATTGGCGTGCTGATTTAACAGAAGGTAAAGGGGTATTTGCAGGCAAGGTAATCAGCCAGCAGATGAACAAAGACCAGTTTGAGAGGTGGAAGGATGAGCGAGTTTAAGGGTACGCCGGGGCCGTGGGAGCGCGGAGGCGGTGAGAATGGAGGTGGTGAGCTGCTGGTTTATTGCAACAACTCACTTGGATCTGCAATTTGTGATGCGACGAGTCATTACAGCGTATTCGATAAGCGCACAAAAATCGCAAACCTTGATCTTATGGCAGCGGCGCCAGATTTGCTTGAGGCTTGCCTTAGAATTCAGGCGCAGTTCCGTCAGGCGGGAATCACATCGGTAGCCGGCTCAGTTAACCCAGCGGAAGACAGCTCAGCTCAGATTGATGCTGCCATTTTGAAAGCCTTAGGCGAGTAACCGGATACATCGCAAAGCGGTTATACGTGACCGCTTGAAGATGGCGCCCAGTCATCAACCAACGCGCTTTAGACAAGGTGGCGTTGGCCGTTATTGTTCAGCTTGGCCTCTCCGGAGGCCTTTTTTATGCCCACAGGAGAGGAATATGAGCGAAACAACGGATATCGCAGTACTCGAAATTAAGCCAGAACAAGCACCGGCTGTTTATGTGCCGAATGGACTCGATCAGTACATTGAGCAGATTAAGCAGGCTGTGAATGAAGTCCCTGACCTGAGCACTGCAAAGGGTCGCGCTCGGGTAGCTTCACTGGCAGCTCAGGTATCACGTAGCAAGACGGCCATTGAAAAGCCGGGTCGTGAGTATCTGAAGCGACTTAAGGAAGCTGTAAAGCCTGCTGAGGCGGAAATTAAGCGGTTCGTTGATGCTTGTGACGAGTTGCGCGATGCCACTCGCCAGCCACTGACTGAGTGGGAAGCTGAGCAGGAAAGGATTGCGGCTGAAAAGGCCGCTGAGGAAGAGCGCCAGCGCATCGCAGCTGAAGAGCTGGCCGCCGCTGAAGCGCTGAAAAAGCAGTTCGAATCAGATCACGAAATCGCCCTTCTGCTTAATGACAAATTCGACCGTGACGCAGCTGAAGCAAAAGCCGAAGCAGAACGCCAGCGCGTTGCCCGTGAGGAAGAGATTAAGCGGCAGGCTATCGAGCAGGAACGCATTGATGCCGAGCAGAAAGCACAGCAGGAACGTGAAGCAGCAGCCAAGCGTGAGGCCGATTTAAAGGCAGCTGCTGAGCAGGCAGAGCGTAACCGTATCGAAGCACAGGAACGTGCGGAGCGTGAAGCTAAAGAGGCAAAGGAAAAGGCTGAGAGGGAAAAGCAGCAAGCTATCGAAGCAGAACAACTAAAGGCTCGGCAGGATGCCGATCGCATTAAGCGGGAAGCCGAGCAGAAAGAAGCCATTCGCCTGGCTGAAGAAAAACGCATTGCCGATGGGGCCGCCTCCCGCGCTGCTGATATTGAGCACCGCAAGACAGTGAACAAAAAAGCACTGGCCGATCTGGTTGCCGCTGGCGTACCGGAAGACTGCGCCAAGGCCTGCATTACAGCTATCGCTAAGGGCGCCGTTAGCGCCATTCGGATTACCTACTGATTCAGTTTTACAACTACCTGATAAACCAATATTTGAAATTAAATTTTGTCGTTAATTCTCAGTAAAATCATTGTCATTACTGCTCTCAACATATCGGGTAATAGAAATGAGTTGTTTGTAGTACTTCATAACTAAATCAACGTCTGAGGAAAGAAAGCTTTCGGACGATTTTAATGCGGAAATGAACGCTTTATCGACATCTCCATTCATTGATTTTACGCCCCCATTTTTACCCTGCGTAAGCGTTAATACACCAAGCAATAGGGACTGGGCTTCGACCTGAGCTGTTAACTCTTTAGCCTTTTCATCCATTTTAGACATCTTCATTAGTATTCCAATCATCAGATTTCTCATGCGCATCTCCTATTTACTCAAAAAATGACCTTAACAAAAAAGCTACGACATTAATTGTCCAGGAGTCTTAATTCAGTCATTTCAGTTGAATTTTCCACATAAACAAAAAAGGAACCCACGATGTCATATGCAATCGCGGGCGATGCCGTCGTGGCTCGCCCTTATTTTGACGCGTTTAAATCAATTCAGTTTCACCCCAAAAACATCCTGACCAGCGCCAGCTTCACTCCCCCGCCACGTAAGAGCTGGCTGGATAAGTTGGTTGAGTTCCTGCGCTCGGAGGGTAAGCCATGAACATCAAATTTCAGTGCGCTTTCTTCACGACAAAGTGCGGAGTGCGGCCCGGGGAGATCACCATCACAGCCGAGGAAGTGATGCTTGATGACATCAATGCAAAGGAATTGCTTGGTCAGATTGATGAGAGGGAAATATTCGAATACCTCAACGCCCGCGGCTACAACGTTCAGGAGAGAGCAGCATGACACTTGCAGATATTGAAGCGGACGAGTGCTTCATCAGCATGATGAAAGCCATTCTGCCTGAGCAGATGACAAATGAACTGGCACAGCAGGAAGCGAATGCCGATCACTTCACGGAGCAGCAGGAAATGATGATGGGAGTCTTTTATGAAGGTATATGAGGCAATCAGCAAGGTTGCCAAGGACATGGCAGAGAAAGGCATTAGCAAGGACAGAAAGAACGTTCAGCAAGGCTTTCAGTTTCGAGGTATTGACCAGGTTTACAATGCTCTTGCGCCGATGCTGTCGAAGCATGGCCTGGTTATCCTTCCGAGAATCACAGAGCGAACCGTTACCGAACGAACCACCCAAAAGGGCGGCGTCCTGTTCTATGTGGTTGTTAAGGCTGAATTTGATTTCGTTGCCACTGAAGACGGGAGCAAGCATACCGTTGTTACTTATGGCGAGGCCATGGATAGCGGCGATAAGGCTACCAACAAAGCTATGTCTATCGCCTACAAATACGCTGCATTTCAGGCTTTCTGCATACCGACAGAAGAGACGGCTGTTGACGCTGATTCAGAAGTTCACCAAGTCACTCCGCAAAGTGCAGACGCTATTCTGGCTCAGTTCACCGAGCATGCCAGTTCAGAAAACGATAGAGCTACTCTGCAAAAGGAATACACCAAAGCATGGAAGGCGCTGGCCGGCCACGAAGAACACCAGAAGAAGTGTAAAGACATCACCGGCATTCGCCTGGCTGAACTGAAGCAAGCCGCCTAACCCAATCGCAGGAAACCACCATGCCAAACACTAACCCTCATGTTGAGGCCAGATTGTTGCGCCCTAAATCTGACAGGGAGCAGATGTTGGAAAGGATAGCCGCTGGCTGTTGTGCGGCATGGCAGGCTGCCAAGGATGGCAAATCTCACCCCCGCCAAGTATCGATGACAGAACGGACTGTTAAGCGATGGACACGGAAGTTTGCTGAAGAAGCGGCGTTCTATCCGAAGTTGCCACAAATCATCGTGACCGCCCCACTCATTCAGCGCGATGCCTTCACCGACTACGAAAACCGCCGCCATGGTGCCGGCTGGTCGGTACGTCAGGAGTAAGCATGAAGAAAAATCCCTTTTATCGCCGCCACAGCGAATGCAAGAACGATGGCTTCAAGGAATTAGCATGCTGGCAACTCAGCAAGCGCCCCATGACCGGCACGGAGCTGGCGAAGATATTGAAGATGACTGTCACCGACCTTCACGCTCAGATGCGCTGGCAGGTCGGCGCCAATCAGACAGCCACCATCGAAGCCAGTGAATGGATTACCGACAGCGAAGGTAATCGCGACCGCATCTACACACCCTCACCTCTCGACCTCAGCGCATTACCCCGAAAGCAGGCAAGACCATCGTGGTTAGCGTGACGTCTTTCAGCCTGGCGAATTAAGAGCAGCGCCAGAAGAACATCATCGCAGCCCAGCGCCGTGCGCGCCTGATTGCTGCAGGCTTGTATATAACGAAAATTTAAACAGGAATTGGTATGACTCATGTCGTTAGTTTCTCAGGCGGCAGGACGTCAGCCTATCTCGTTTATCTCATGGAGCAGCGCAGGAAGGCCGGGGAAGATGTTCACTACATCTTCATGGACACCGGAGCAGAACACCCAATGACGTACCGGTTTGTGCGCGAGGTGGTGAAATTCTGGGGTATCCCCCTTGTCTGCCTTCAGGTCGATATCAACCCAGAGCTGGGTGAAGGCAACGGCTACACGGTTTGGGAGCCAAAGGACATTCAGACCCGAATGCCTGCCATGAAGCCATTCATGGATATGGTCAAGAAGTACGGAACCCCATATATCGGCGGCGCTTTCTGCACTGACCGCATGAAACTGCAGCCTTTCAGGAAGTATTGCGAAGATAAGTTCGGTAAAGGGAATTACACCACCTGGCTTGGCATCAGGGCAGACGAACCGCGCCGGTTGGCCAAAAAAGATGGCATCCGGTTTCTTGCTGAAATGTCCGACTTTGAGAAACAGGATGTGCTGGATTGGTGGAAGCAGCAACCCTTCGATCTTCAGATAGCCGAGCACCTCGGTAATTGCATTTTTTGCATCAAAAAATCTACGCACAAGCTTGGCCTAGCGACGAAAGATGAGCCGGGTATGAAGCTTTTTTTTCAGGGCTGCGTAACCGGAAAGCATGTCAGGGATGGTCATCGGGCTTCACCAAAGGAGGTAATGTATCGCGGACACCTGTCATTGGATGGTATCGCGAAAATGTATGCGGAACAGGACTATGGGGATTTGTTCGAACGAATGATCCGAGCCAAAAAACTGGACACTGGCAGCTGCTCAGAGTCCTGCGAAGTCTTTTCCAATCAAATTGAATTCGAATTTTAAATTACGGAGCTATGAAATGACTAACCCAATCGCGACCCTGAGCCGGGAAAGGCTGGAGCAACTTGCAGACGAGAACACCATTTGCAAGGTGTCATGGGATGAACGAATCGAAATGTCCCGCGCCCTTCTGGCGGTGATGGATGCCAAGCCGATCGGTTATTTCCGTAATGATGCTCGGGCTGTTTTCCGCGTATGGCCGACTAAATCCGATGACTGTAATGTGCCGGTATACACCACCCCGCCAGCACCCAGCGCGACGGAATGCGAATGGACATAGATGATAGCCAATATAACTGGAATAGTGCATGCGGCGAAGAATGGCTGTTTACGGACGGTGGGCCTGTAGAGAATCGCGTCAAGTTCTGCCAGGGATGCGGTGGAACGGTGAAGCTACCAGCAGCGCCGGGAGCTGAGCAATGAGCAAGATGCTACTTGAAGTTTGTAACGACTGGCAGATAGAGAGAGCGGCCATACTGGAAAGAAACCCTGACTTACGCCGCATTGTGCTTGAGTGTGATGCATTGATAGAGCGCGCCGTATCGTCAGCGAGGCAAATTGCTCACGCTGTGGAGTGGGATGCCCGTGAAGCTGTTAAAAAGGCTGCGGAAGCGCCTGGAGGTGAGTGAGTTCGCCTCACTCACAGCAACGGATCATCTATCTCTTCAACCAACTCACCTCCCTGATTCTTAACGCTGCCCACTGACTTCGATACAGGATGCCAGGTGAACTCATCTGAGTGTATGGATTGCTCTTTGGCAATGTCCTGCGCCTCTTCAGAAGTCGTGTCGGGATTGAGCCAGTCCAGCACAGCGGATGTGCTCAGAACCAGCGGCCGGCGGTCATGGATATCAACCAGGCCTTTATCGCTGGCGGCGGTGACAATGACAAAGCCTTCGTTCTCGTTCTGCTTATCGTAGGGAGCTTTGCCGATCGCCGCGAAGAAGATGGGTTTACCGGATTTGTGGTAGATGAAGTAAGGCTGTTTCTTGCTGCCGTCACGCTTCCACTCATACCATCCGTCGGCCATTACGATAGCGCGACCGTTGTTCCACAGCGGCTTGAACATACGGCCGGTGGCTGCGGTTTCTACCTTGGCATTAATCAGTGGTGCTTTGTCCCACCAATCGGGCCCATAGCCCCAGTGAACCGGATCAAGATGAAGGGAATCATCTCGCTGGTTTAGCAGCAGGACGTTTGTGCCGGGCGCCACGTTATACCTGCCGATCGGTTCAGGGTCGTAAGCAATCTCCCGCTCTACTTCGTCGGCAAATTCTTTCAGGTATTCTTCGCGTGTTCTGTACTGCGTGAATCGTCCGCACATAGGCACCTCCTGCATTGAGCTTAGTGCAGGGAGTTGATTTGTTCATCTTGAGTATGGTGAGGTTAGGAAGTAAAGATATACCCCCTCAACTGAACTGAAGCGGCCTATCACAAAGAGGATAAAATGAGTTGGCATCATGAAGATTATGTTAGCCTCATCGCCGCTATAGGCGGACTAGTTTCTGCTGTGTCGGCCGCTTATGCTGCGCGTCAAAGCCGACAAAGCGCTAAAGAGTCACGCCTTCAACAGCATGAAATAGCTAGGTTCGAAAGGGAGAGGCACTTATATGAGCTTTTAACAGCAGATTCTGTTCGTGCAAATGATAATGCCAAGCAGGCATTCCCCCGCGAGCTTAGTTTTGCTCAGGCTTCTAATATTGCTCAAGCCTTGGATTCCGCAAGGCATCGTATAAGAGACTTTACTGATGCCGACATGGATGCAGCACCTGAGAAATATATAAAATATTTCAGGCAGCATCTCACCGAGGAGGTAAATTCTTATCTTACTGATATGGCTCCATCTGCCATTGACAAAAGAGACCCTTCTATTGAGCAAATAGAAGCACACTCCTTATGGACGACTAACAGGAGATACTTCAGTTTCAGGTATGTAGAAGACGAAGACCTAAGTGACGAAGACGAAGAGTAAATATTAGGCCACCCATGCGGTGGTTTTTTTACGCCCAAATTTCAGGAGTCATCCCATGCATGCAGACATTACCGACCAGGCCGCTGAGCTTGAAGAACTGGAAAGGACTATCGCTTTGGCTAACAGGAAGAAGCCAACCATGGTGTTTACTGGTGAGTGCCACTGGTGCGAAGAACAGATCGGCACCGGCCATTATTGCGACAAGGACTGTCGACACGACCATGAGGTGTTCTTGTGGGCAGAGCAGCAGCGTAGGATTGCCTAATGAGCATTGAATGGGATGGTAACGGGCTGCCGCCGGTAGGGTGTGAGTGCGAGCTATACGACTGCGAGCAATGGAATCCGGTAAGGGTTAAATTTGTGGGTGATAAATACGTGGTCACTGACAGGATAGACTTAGGCTATGAGGTTGTTTATTGCCTTGCTGAAAAGCCAGATCGATTTCGCCCCATCCGCACCGAAGCAGAGCGGAAGCGTGAAGATAGGATTAAAGCTTTGAATGGATTCATAGGTGGCTTCATGAAGTCGGCAAGCGGTGATTACTCTAATCTGGGCGAAGCGCTATTTGAATGGCTGGCTATTTTGGACAAAGTAAATGACACCAGAAGCTGAAAATGCCCTACGGTCCGTGGCCCGCAAGTGCAGAGCTGAAATCCTCAAAGCCATCACAGGCAAGCCCAAGTCAGAGCACGATCGCATTACCACCCTTCTGTTAGACAAACATACAAAACAAATCACCGCGCTGCCGCCAGGTAAGCTCTAAGCACGCCTGTGGCTGACCTATTACGTGCGCGTGGTGGATAAGGAGATGAAGTGAGCGAAGCAACAATTTTAGATATGTGCTGTGGTTCAAGGATGTTTTGGCTTGATAAGCAGGACAGTAGAGCCATTTATTCAGATATTCGCAAAGAGGAACATATCCTTTGCGATGGCAGATTGCTGAACATCTCTCCAGACGTGATTGCGGATTTCCGATCGCTACCTTTCCCAGACAATACGTTCTCACAGGTTGTCTTTGATCCACCTCACCTTGAGCGTGCCGGTGAAAATGGATGGATGCGGAAAAAGTATGGGGCACTAAAGGAAAGTTGGCGGGAAGACATTCGGGCAGGGTTTAGCGAGGCATTCCGCGTACTGCGGCCGCAAGGAACTCTGATTTTTAAATGGAATGAAACTCAGGTTCCTGTGAGCCAGGTGATCGCGTTAACTGACCAAAAGCCGACTATCTGGCAGCGAACCGGCAAGGGAGATAAAACGCACTGGATACTCTTTCTCAAACCCTGATCACCCTCCCCCAAATTCTCATCGCAATAGCATTCGTGATCGCCGCCTGGGCGATATTCAAAATACTCTGAACGAGGAAACGACTATGCATCAGCATCAGTTTCAACCAGACTCGCTTGTTGATCTCAAATTCATCATGGCTGATACTGGTTTCGGCAAGACATTCATTTATGACCGCATCAAAGACGGTACCCTTCCAAAAAGCAAAATCATTCATGGTCGGGCAAGATGGCTATACAGTGACCACTGCGCATTCAAATCTAAGCTTCTGAACAACCCTAATGGGTAAATGCGCGGGTAAAAATATTCTTCCATTCAATAAAACCATTCAAATACAATCCCCTGCATGATGAATTAGGTGTCTGCAGGGGACACCATCTGACCGTTCGCTACCCTCCGTTTTTGTTCGCAAATCCCCAGCCATATCAGCACTCGCAAGAAATCATCGTTCGCAATAGTTCGCAATAGTTCGTTGACAGCCGCATAGTTTGGCGGGTAAAAAACGAGTAAATAAATTTACCCAGCGGAATTTTACCCATGCTTACCGTAAAGCAGATCGACGCTGCCAAACCAAAAGACAAGCCTTACCGGCTTCTGGACAGTAATGGCCTGTATCTGTATGTCCCGGTATCGGGGAAGAAGGTGTGGCAGTTGCGGTACAAGATTGAGGGCAAAGAGAAGGTTCTCACTGTCGGAAAATACCCACTAATGTCTCTGCAGGAAGCACGAGACAAAGCATGGCTTGCACGCAAGGATGTTTCTGGAGGGGTTGACCCAATTAAGGCAAAGAAGCAGTTGGCCAGGGTAAACACCTTCGGAGCGATTTACAGGGAATGGTATGAGCATAAAAGGCAGGTGTGGTCTCTGAAGTACGCGGAAGAGCTTGGAAGGATGTTCGCAGATGATGTGTTGCCAATGATTGGCGACATGGAGATAAGCGAGATTGAGCCGATGCAGATCCTGTCTGTTATCCGGCTGTATGAGGAAAGAGGTGCGATGGAGCGTGCCAATAAGGCCCGCCGCCGATGTGGTGAGGTTTTCCGTTATGCGATCATAACTGGCAGAGCAAAATACAATCCAGCACCAGACCTTGCTGATGCCATGAAGGGATACCGCAAAAAGAACTACCCTTTCCTGCCTTCCGACCAGATACCGGCTTTCAACCAGGCTCTTGCAGGGTATTCGGGTAGCGTTGTATCCCGGGTGGCCACACAGTTTCTGCAGTACACCGCCCTGAGAACGATTGAGATGCGGTCGCTGAAATGGACGGACATCGACCTTGCAACGAAGACCATCACAATCCCTCCCGAAGTGATGAAGGGGCGGCGGGCCCATGTCGTCCCGTTGTCTGAACAGGTCATCACACTTCTTGAATCACTGCGACCAATTACACAACCCGTGTCCCTGTTTGTGTTTGCTGGCCGAAATGACAAAAAGAAATCCCTCAGTGATAACGCTGTTCTGCAGGTGATCCGCCAGATTGGCTATGAGGGACTGGCAAGTGGACATGGATTCCGCCACCAGTTCAGCACAATCATGAATGAGCATGAGTGGCCGCATGACGCCATTGAGAGACAGCTTGCTCACCATGACAGCGGAACCATTCGGGGCATCTACAACCATGCTCAATACCTGGAGAAACGCCGGGAGATGATGCAATGGTGGGCCGACTGGATAGACGGAAAGGTTAGCTAAATTGTCGGCCGGCGCTCCCCGTAAACGCGTCGGGCGCAAAAGGTTACCTTGCCGATCACATTTAGCTCGTCCAGTACTTTCCCTCTATGCCCTACAGACCCAGCCAATAATCAAGTCCAAAACCATAGCCACACCAGAAAATTCCGAACTTGGACGCCCTAAGAACATGCCTAGAGCCAGAACTGCCTATGCGTAGTAGGCTAAATGTTCTACACATGTGGATGATTATGCATGTGTGGTTCAAGAGCTTCGATCATTTTCCGGCCTTAGTGCCGGGATTTTTTTGCCTGAAATTTGCAGTTTATCGTGGCACTACTATGATTACATTAACGATGACCATCGTTAACCTCATTAGATATACACCTGTAAGCATCAAGTTTAGCCCGCCGCCAAAGCGGGCTCTTTTTTGCGCGTCACTCAGCGAGACTGATACTTACTCTGAATGCTGCTGCTATGTCGTCTCTGAGTGGCATGATAATCTACTTCACAAAACACTGTATACGCATACAGCAATATCAATCGGTTCAGGCTATCAAGGGGATTTAAGGTTGGGGCGTCAGGGTATTGATGTACTGGAGAATTTAATGTTATGCATCTAATCCGTCGATTGCCTTCATGCGCTTTTGAAGTTCAATGATAATGACTTTTTGAGCGTTAATCGTCTCACCTTGTTTTTTTACTCCATCTTTCAATAACTTACAGTAACCAACCAACCACGCTGTCAGCCCTGAATAGTTCACCATACGCAGGTCTGGATATTCTTCATTCCAGTAGAAGCTAGTCACTAAGTCTGGAACTTTTCCTTCCAAATCCTGTGCAATTACGCCCAACTCAATTGAAGTCTCGTCCTTATCATCAGGATTTTGTTTGGTGTAATGCTGGGGCTGGAAAGAATCAATATCATCCAGGGTTATTTCAACATCCCTGAAATCTGATTTCAGACGTCGATCTGAAGTCAAAGCTGTACCGTTTGCATAAACTGAACCAGGGCTTCGAAGCTGGCCGTCTGTTCGGAACTCCCATACTTTTGTGCCGTTATTTGGGTCTCCTGAATAAATTCGATAAGCCCAATAATTACCACTATTCAAATAGAAGTCAGAATTAACGCCCCATCGGGTGTCAGTACCCTGCGCAGTAAAAATCTGATTTGAGCTGGCGGCGCTACTCCATCCAGCAGCCAGGCACTGTAAGGAGACAGAGGAATAGGTGCTTTGCACAGGACCAGAGATCAAGCCGCCAGATGATGGGTAGGCTCCAGTTATCCGAGAGTCGTTGCCTGCAGCCAACGTTCCTGAAGCAGTTCCAGTATTCTTAAATGCCGCATCACCAAGACCCAGCCATGTCATCACCCCTGATAAAGTTTTTTGACCTGTCCCCCCCTGAGCAACGCCAACAGCGCCTGATACCAGGTCAGCTTTATTGGCAAGCGATATTGTGAAGCTATTCCATGCTGGGCCTGTAAAGCTTGAACCATCAGGTAAATTGACCGTGATATTTCCAGTGCCTGTAAATACCTGCTGCCAGTTATTTTTGTCCAGATTCAGTCCACGAATGGCGTAAGTTACCTGCGCCGCAAGTTGTGCGGTGATTGCAGTCATAGTGCCAAATGGTACCGGGCTCCATGTCAGTCCGGAGGTTGTCGGGCCATCATATTTTTGGATCAAGGTTAGCGAGGTGTTGGAGGCAATAGCGGCCACACCCAAGGTGTAAGCCACCCCGCCAACTACGGCCACCACAAAGTCATTAACTTTAAGCTCGCTGGTGAACGACGTACCGGTGCCGGTAACAGTGGTTGAATTGTTTGTTAATGCAATAGTGCCTGCTGGCATAACTTTTCTCCGGGCATAAAAAAACCCACCATAAGGTGGGCTGCTTTAATTGGTAGCTGCCGTGCCGGGTGCCTCCCGGTAAATCTTCCAGCCAAAAGATTTGCGCCTCGTTTACGTTCTCATTCAGAGAATCAGGCTGAGCGCCCCACCGCATAGGGGGATTCACGGAAGCGGATAAACTTTAAATTATCTGATGATCACAATCAAATAAACCTAAAGCTTTTTGCAGTTGGTTTTCGTGAAATTGTTAGATGAAACCCATTTCCAGTTAAAGGGATAACCAGCTTTATACTTAGTTTGATTCGCTTCTTTCTTGATGCTGTAAATCTGCACCTCAGTCTCAGAACCACCAATGAGCGCTGTTCCAGAGCAAATCGGGGATTGTTTCTCTACAAACCCAGAGCAACCAGACATTGACAAAACCAGCACAGACAAAATGGCAATTTTCACGATATACACTCCTTTGTAAGATAGGAATAATCCTAACATATTCTTACATCTTGGCAACGGCAATCGTGAGGTTAGCTTATGATAAACATCGATCTTGTCGATTAATATTTCGACATATCAGCTGTTATAATGCGGTTTTTGAAGTTGGTATAAGTAATGTTCTGCACGCCGCCGGTAACTGTATCTGTCATCATTGCGCGTATATAGGTTGAACTACCGTTGTAATAAGCTGACGTGTAATATCTAGACTCGAATGGCCTTGTTCCCCCTGACTGTATAATGCCTGTCACCGATCCAAGCATTGTCGGAGCGACAGCAATGTTGCCGGTCAGGGTTGTGTTTATGTTGTAGCCTGCACTGTCTGCACCCTCAGTGCCAATTGTGTTTAGCCCTCTAAGGACTTTGGTCTCATTGGTAATAACGCATCTTCCTTGAGCATCCCAAATAGCTACGCCCCACCTTGGCGGGGTCTGATACTGGTAGCCAAAAATATATACGTTGATCTTGAACGTGCCTGGGCCGGATGCATATATTGACCATACATTTGATATCGAGTCGTACGCATACCAGAAGTAAACATTGGGGTCCGGTGAATTCACAAATACGAACCTGACAGCGCCATCATTCGCATGTATCGGCTGTGATGCGACTGTTCCTCCTCCGATATTAAGTGAATATGTTTGGTTGCTGATGAGGCATAAAGGCATTGTGCCATCAATGTAAAATGGCACACCTGCCGAGTCAGTCAGCATTGCTCCCCAAGTCGCCATTCTTCCTTCCTCACGTATAAAAGAAAATTACCGCCAAGTGCCGCTTGAGTTCCCGTGGAAAAATCACTGTCAGCAACAGAGCTGATAGTCAAAGTTCCGCCACTGATACTCACCCTCCGGCGCGTGGTATTGAGCGTTCCTGTGGATGGTTGAAAGAGGTAGTCGAGAACATATCCTGATGGTAGTGATATTGACGAACTACCACTTTGCTGACCTGCTGATACTGAAAAGAAGCCCTTAACAAGCACCCTGACTAACCCCGTGTTGTTATCAACTCCATTTGCATCCCACGTCCTTATCGCCCAATCTGCCATTAGAATTGCCCTGTAATTAATCCGATCTGAACCCGTAGAACGTTGTTTTCATCCTTGACGCTTTGCGTGACGTTGGTCAATTTCATGGCGCCATTACCAGAAGAACCATAGTTTTCAAATGTTCCTCCCTTATCCAATTTCCATCCCGATACATTTGGAGAATAATTGGTCGACTGGATGTAATTGCCAATCTTCGCGTTATCGATTGATCCATCCTGAATAAATGCAGAGCGGAGGAAAACCTGACCATTAAGCGCAGCAAAGGCCAGCTGATAGCTGCCTGCACTGCTACCGGTATAAATGCCGAACTGGTCAGCATTAAAGGCCAGGGTTGATTTATAGCTGCTCCCTGATGGCTCGATACCTACTGCCATGCCTGCGCTGTAATACTGGTCTCCGCGCTGGATACCGACTCGCAATGTGTAAGATGCTGAAGCTGTTCCGTCATCCCTAACCACGGCCGTAAGCTTCTCGTTTACCGCCGACGTCAGGTCGCCTATCTGTGCCTGAACCTGTGTTTCGAGCTGGGCCATAGCCTCACTAACTGAAGCGACCGTTGTGGTGATCACAATGACATCAGCCCGGACCTCTCCAAGTTGCTGGAACTGGTGCGTAACGCTTGCATCATTATCCAGGGCGTTCTGCAGCATTCCTTCGATATTGGTATCAATTTTCCCGGTCAGGTTTTCAAATGCCTCTGACTCGCGAATCTGCTCATCAATGTAGTCAATCATCCCCGGAATATCTGACGAGGCCTTGCCTGAAGCTTCCACGAATGGCGACACGCCAAAAGCATTCTTGGTGCGGACGTACATGTAATAGGTGGTATCAGCTTTGAGCGCGTGAAGTGTCCATTGCGAGGCGCGTCCAAGGAACTGTGCTTCATTCTCAACATTGCCAATACTGGTGGCCCTAACCTCTCCCGTGAACCAGAACTCAAAAGAAGTATCGGTTGTGGCAGTAACATTCATTACCGGCACAATATCCGCAGAGAAAAAGCCTGGGGTCCATTGAATGTAAGTTGGGGCGCCGGGCGCGCCTATTACCAGGCTGATTTGAGTCTCAGCACCTTTCATGCCGTTCTCATTTCTTCCCCTGACTCCCAGCGTGTAACTGCCGGCATCAATGCCGTAAAAGTCGAAGCGGAACAGCTCTGTTTCGTACTGCGCGACAACCTTCCCATCCATCGAGTAAACATAAAGCTCAAAGACCAACTTCTTGGTTGTGGTGGCAGTTTCCCATGTAGCCGTAACCTGCACCGTCTCGCTATTAGTATTAATGATCCGAAGGTTTTCAATGTTGGGAACGCGATAACCATTGGCACTATCGTTCGGGATTTCGAATACAGCCCCTTCGTCAACAATGGCTTGTTTGTTTGGATCATGCTGTGCGGCGTTGATGGTGTAAGTAGAGTTATTCTCTGCTTCGCTGATGCCAATGATTCGGAACAGCCTGGTGGCTATCTGGCCGGTGGAGATAACGAATACGGTTCCATCCCTCACCCAGGCCGGTGTTGATTTAAGCGTCACTACACGACCGGCTACGGATTTGATTTCGTATTTAACAAGCTTTCCATTCGAGCCGACCAGGGAAATTGAATCTCCACTACCCGCAACACTCGACAGGTCCGCATCAACGGTAATCACCGCCCCAGCGTGGGAGATTATTCTTCCACCCAGTCTCGCCGCGACATAGTTGTTATCCATCAGCTCGATGATGTCGCCAGGCGTAAAGGCAATCGCGTCGCGCGCCATCTGGAACTGCACTTTCTTTGTTTCACGCTTCGCCGTTTCAAGCAGCCACTTGCCTGCCCTCCATGCCTGTCCTCGTGAGGTGCAGCCGAATGCCTCAAGAGTAGTCTCGTTGTAGTCGAACCGTGCAATCAGGTCATCATCCGATACGTACTCTTTCTGCTGCTCCCAGCCATTGTCCGGGTCAGTCCATGACACAACCACGGCATTAAACCGGTCAGATCGCTTCGTGCTGCTGTAGGTGAAAGTGCCATCAACCACGTTGGCATTTGTAATAGCGGCGATGGGGTCTTGCGGGGCGTCAATTGAAACAGCAAGTCGCATACCATCCCACAGCGCTATCCCTCGAAACATCCCGGCAATATTATCCAGAATGTCACGCGCTGAAGCTTGCTCAGTGATATAGGCATTAAGCGTCATCCTTGGCTCACGGCCACCATACCCATCATCAACAAGCTGATCGCAATATTGAGACAGAATATAGAGTGAGCCGTCATCGACATCGATGTAACCAGCGCGCCGGGAAAGTCCGTACCTGTTGTTTTTGACCAGCGCCCGGAACAACCATGCTGGGTTATTAGTCCAGGCAGCCTTAAAGCCGCCAGTCCACAGCCCGCTGTATGTGCGATTGATGGGGTCGTAGTTATCAGGTACATCAACAATCAGCCCGCGAAGATGGTAAGTGCGGCTCGGCGTATCGGTGTACTGGTCGCGGTCGATCACTGAACCGGCAATGGCTGAAAACGGATAGTTAAGGTTGTCATCCGTGATTTCAACGTAGCTGTTCCAGATGGTGCCATTAACCAGCGTATCTAACGTGCTGTCAGGCGTGATTCGGCGTACGCGGATATCGAAAGGCTTAGTATCAGGGGCGTTAATAACATGGGCCTCGAGATACTCTCCATTCTGCTTGCCGGTGATCGTGACGGTTTCTGCGATATTCCACGCAGCATTGCCAACGCGAGTTTCCAGAACAAGGGTCACCGAGGTTTCTTTCTGGTTTCCTTTGGAGTCCTGTTCTACCAGCGAGGAAACGCCTACGTTAAAGCGTACCCTGGTCACATCGACATCAGTAACCGTCCTCACCAGCGGCGTTGCCTGAGTGACATCTGTGTTGATGATCGTGGTTGCTTCGATGGCAGAAAAGCCATTTATTGGTGACTGAGTTTCTGAACCCGGGCGCCATGCAACGGTGACGCCATTGATATTTACGTCGCCATTCGCAGAGGTGATTGGGGTTTTGTTTACCAGAAATGATGAGAGGTGAGACTGATCGATCGGCCCCCAAATCGGACCTTCAGAGATTAAATCGAGAACCTTGTAATACTGCTTTGATTTTAGATTATCGTTCAGCAGTTTTGGTGTTGAGGCTTTGCCGCCGCCTGAGCTCATGTTCTACCTCAATGGCTTTAATTTGGGGGGGATTAGCTGATGATCTCATCCCAGTTATCAGTGTTGCTGGTATCAATACCCAGGCTGATTACGTTACTTCCGACCAGCATTTCTCCAAGCAGGATGGGGAGTGGCTTACCCTGCCCTACACGGTTTTCCGCACTGGTGAATGAGTTGTTTGTGATGGTGTTTGTTTCCGCCGCCTCAGCAGACGTTTTGGTCTTCATGTTGTGGGCGCTGTACACCGAGTAGGCCACTGACAGGACGGCAATGATGATTGCACCAACAACCGCACCTTCGACGGCGGGCACGAATAAAACGCTTGAGCCATCTTCCAGCCTGCGGTCCATATGCCACTTCACCGACTGCTCTGATACGTCTTCACCAGCTACCCTTAGATTGACCTTTGAACTCAGGAAAGCCTTTTTAAATTCCTGGCTCTGAGCTATCAGCAGCCTTAAGCCCTGAGCGGGCGTTTCAACATTCAGCTCAACCTGGCGGAAATATCTGCGGAGATGGCCGCTAAATTTAAAGATGAGCACTGTTCATGCCTCCAGACGGAGTGGGTTTGTTTGATATACGCAAGCCTGTATGGCTCTCGTCTGCTGATGTGACCGGCGCAGTCATGGTGCAGCACCTGATTATCATCGAGCAGGATCATCGAGTGGCAGGGGTCTGCGCCAGGGAAAGGCTGACGGATAATGACATCGCCGGGCTGGGCAGACTGAAGTTGAACCTCAGTAAACCCGTTGGCTTCCATATTCTTCAGATAGAGATTTTCACCACGTAGCCACCAACCGTTTTCGCGCTCGAAATCAGGAAGGTCTATTCCGCAAAGGTGGTAGGCATCTCTGAAGAGCGTGTAGCAATCCATTTTCCCGTGCTCAAACCGGCGCCCGGAAAGGTGAGGGACCGTCCGGAATTTGTTAAGCACCCCATCACATGCCAGCCACCATTCAATGCCGGTGATAACCTGCATGGCTCTGTCAGCACCCGAGAGATAGGGATAGCCAGGCGGGTGTGAGTGAAATACTGCAGTGACCTCGCCTACTGACTCAGCCGCAATCCAGTCTTCGTCGCTGATACGAAAGTTAACTGATGGTGTGGGATGAATATTCTTGCAACGGAAGAGGCGGCGATCGTCAACTATCAGGCCGCAGACTTCATCATCAGATGATGCTGCGTATTCAAGGCAGTCACGCATTACGTCACCTTTTGAGAGCCGGGGAAGCTGCTGATGGGCATTGGTTCCGGTCGTGGGTAGCGGAGCCTGCAACCTGAGCGCCGGTGTGAGCATTTATCCTTACCGAGATCGGAAGTAGGATTGTCTCGCTCATCCGCAACGGGCGGGCCATCGTATCCGCAGCCGGTGCCACGGTATGACCACTGGCATACGTCAGCCAGGATTGTTCTGGCCGGGATAATTGCGTTATCACAGTCGATAGGGGTCGCAAGGGAATAGGTCACCTGCTCAAATGTTTCGCCAGTCATTTCCTCAACAACATAGCGAGACACCGCCTCTTGTGTCGTATCGGCGTCAGCATTGCCATTTGGAAAGTTGACTGCATCCAGATGCTTAACTGAGACCTGGCGCCGGGTGATAACCACGCCAAGCATGTCATCAAAATCCCTGTTAATACCCGTGATCAACCCGGTAACGTTCGCGACAGTCATCGTCGGCCTTGAGTAGGCGCCTTCATTTTTGCTCTCAAAGCCTTCCACGGCGATCGGGTAAGGCTGGTAAACATTCCCTTTCCAAATCACGTTCCCATAATAAGCATTAGTCCCTGAATGGAAGCGGATTAAGTCCCCACCATAAGGCTGCAGGTCTGCCTCATACAGGTCAATGAAAGCCCCTACGCCAGCGTCCACGCTCTCTATGATTAGTTCAGATGGAATGTCTCTCATCGCGGCACCTGCTCAAACGTTGCTGACAGTTCATAGTAAGATCCAGCCTTCTTGAGCGTCCAGGACCGGCAGACGAACAAAGCCTGAACTCCTGTATCAGAAGGCGTCCAATAGAACGCCTCAACGGCCATGCGCGCTTTGATAAATGCCTCTGCATCCTTTGCGTTGTTTGACCTGCTACATAGGCCGTCTGCACCTGTGAAAGTCAGCGAGTAGCTGTCCATTAAAGGGTTGATGCCTTTGGTCTGGCGCTGCTCATAACCATCTCCAAGCTTCACCACTGCCACATTTGGGGCGCGACTGTTCGTGAAGCCTTTTTGAGGGCTCCATGTAAATATTTCTGGCATTGGGTGCTCCGTAGTATCATGCCGGAGCCAACCGGCTGAATAAATTGAGAAACTTGATATGATTGACTACAGTGATATGACCTACGATCAAAAGAACATCATGGCTTTACGTAATGCCGTCATGTTCATTGCCTCAGTTCTTTCAGACGAGCAAAAATCTCACCTTGAGATGCTTACGTCGAATGTTGACGAGAAACTGGATGGGGCCTTTGATGCGACTCAAGCTGAAGTAATGAAGGATATCTACAAAATCACGCAAGAAATTTTATCTCTGCGCCCTGAGAATTGATAAACCAGCGGCCATATGGCCGCTATTCATTTCCTATTAGACAGCATGCCGCCTGGGCGCTTCTGGTCCTTCATCATATTCAACATGTCGGATGACCACGCTTTCCTCAGTTGCTTAACTGTTCCATCATCAATTCCATTAGTGGTGTTAATGGTGAGATTCATAGTTGGATTAAATGAACTGGCAGTGCCACCGGCACCAATATCCTTATTGCTGATGACTGAGCCGTTATCGCCGGGGATCATGTATTGTCGACCGTTACCGGCCTGATAGATTTCAGGCATTCCGCCCTCACCCACCTGATACATTCCACCTGCCGAAACCGGGCCGCCGTTTTTACGCTTACCAGAGAGCGCGGCCACAAGTCCGAACGTTGCCAGTAATGCGGCCCCACCCACAACCGCAGCAGCACCAAACGAACCGATTGATGCAACTAATGCGGCTGGAAGCCATGCCGCCAAAGTTGTTCCTGCCGCCGCTGTGCTGGCCGCCGTTGTTGTTGCGGTTCCGGCAACGGAAGCGGCAGTAGTAGTAGCAATTGCGGTAGTCTGAGCCGCCGAGCCCATTACGGCCGATTTCACCCACTCAACGCCCATCTGAACAAAGCTGTTGATCAGAGAGTTGAGCGCGTTGCTGGCCAGTGATGACATTGCCTCTTCAGCACTCATGCTGCCCGTAACCATGCCAGTGAAGGCGTTGGACGCGTTACCAGCGATTGAGTCGAAAGAAGCGGCTACAGCCTCATTCCCTGCGCTTTGATTGCGCCACATCTGCCACATAGCGGCCGTTCGCTGCTGGTCGTACTGGAGATTCAGAGAGTTTCTCAGAGCAAGGCTTTGCTGCTCGGTGATTACCTTCTGATTCTCGAACTGCTGAATAAGCGCCAGTTTCTGAGCGTTTTCATTGGCCAACTGCTGAACCGGATCGACTGTGCCGGCGGCTGCTTGCTGCGGGGTTACGGCGGTCGAAGCATTAGCCTGTGCTATTTGCTGAGAGTATGTAGCTGCAATTTCCGCGCGCCGTTTCTGGCTACCCTCAAAAGAAATATCACCCGCCGACAGCTGCCTTTGAACCTGGGCTAAGTCTTGATCTCTCTGTCGCTGGGCATTGGCAGAAGCATCCTGTTCCAGAGCCGCTTTCTTATCAGCAGACCTTTGCTGGATATCAAAAATCTGCCCTGCCTGTTGAGATGCCTGCTGCATTTGAGCTGAAGAAGCACCGGCACCAAGGTCTTGCATTGCAGCCAGTTGAGCGGCCTCCCTGCTTAATCCTTTGTACTGCAGCTCGGCAACTGCCATCTGATCAGTGAGTTCCTGTAAAGACTTCTTCCGGCGCTTTTCAGCCTGCTCAGCCTGGGACTCAACCTTTGCTGATTCTTTTGCGGTTGTATTTCTTGCTGCCTCCGCCGCCTGAAGGTCATATTGCGCACCTGCAAGTTCACCGGCCGTATTGATCTGGTTTTGATTGCCTCCCTTCCCGCCAGCCTCCATTCGGGCTTTAGTTACCGCCCTGAGTCGCTTGTCGGTTATTGCCAGGAGTGCATTTTCATCTGCTAAATCTTTGTTGTAGTCATCTGCTTTGGCGCTGCGTGGTATTTGAAGGCTGGATGAGTTGAAGCGATCTTTGGCAGTGGCCGCTTGGTTAATAGACTGAGCAAAATGATTCATCATTCCTGCAGCATCGCCCGCGGCGCCAGACTCCCGGGAAAGCAAATCAATTCCAGTCTTCAGGCCTGTCGTTAACTGTGCCTGGCCAAGATTAATGGCGCTTTGCGTCTGGCTAAGTCTTCGCTGAGCCTTTTCCAGCGCCTCTGCTGCTATATATTGGTCATCCATCGCCCCAGATAACGCCTCGGCGGCCTGCCTGCCCCTTGTGGTGCCTTTTCCCCAGTTATCTACTTCCTTCCGCAGGTCGCTAATGCGGTAAGTAGCTTTGTCATAGGTTTTTTGAGCATCGTCAACGCTATCAGTAAGGCTTACCATGCTTTCCCGCATGCGGGCTATCGATGCACCAACCTCAGTGGCTGACATTTGACGGAATTTTGAAACCAAGCCAGACACGCTATCTGCAAGGTCGTTTGCTTCCTGCTTTGCTTGCTGGGCTTTCTGGAAGAAATAGAAAATGGCCGCAGCTGCCAGAGTCGCAACTCCTGCCGGACCGCCTACAAGCGCCATTGCTCCACGCAAGCCAGCCGATGCTACAGAAAGTGCGCCCTGAGCGGCGGCAGCATTATATGCACTGGCAGCAAGCGCTATCTGTTTCTGTGTAGCCAAAACCAATGCAGCAACGTAACGGGAACCCATGACGGCGGTAACTGCAATCAGCACAGTCGATATGACATCGAGGTTTTCACTCAAAGTGATCACGGCATCATTGAAGATGGCCACGCCTGCTTTTACTGTCGCTGAACTACCCACAAACTGGGTGATGTTGTTGCTTGCCGTTTGGAATGCCTGAGCAATGGTCTGGGTAGTGTTTGAAAACTCCCGACCGATAGCATCACCCTGCGACAGCAAGCCATTAACTACCACATCAGTGGTGAGTTTTCCCTGCGCTGCCATAGCGCGAAGCTGTCCAATGTTAACGCCAAGGGAGTCAGCCAGAGCCACTGCAAGGCGACTGCCCTGCTCGGTGACAGAGTTGAATTCCTCACCTCGCAGAACGCCAGAAGCGATGCCCTGAGATAGCTGAATGATTGCATTCTCAGCCTCTTGGGCTGTGGCGCCCGATACCACAAAACCTTGGTTGATTATCGTGGTTAAGCGGGCCAGGTCTTCCGCTGAGGTGTTGTATTGTCGCGTTCCGCGCTCGAGTCTCGCGTAGAGGGTTGCAGTGGCGTCGAGGCTTGATCGTGTTGACTGTGTAATGTCGAAAACACGCTGGGTGACTTCGACAAGGCTTTCGCTTGCACGGACTGAGTTTGACAATTTGTTATTCAGCGTCGTCCATGAGTCAGCATAATCAGCAACAGCACGCACAGAGAGCGCAGCCGTCAAAGCAGTGGCTACTCTTGATAAAGAGGCAAATGATTTCTCTGTGCCCGCAACCGACTTGCTGGTTTTATCAAAACTGTCTTCGAGCTTACCTAGTCTGGCGTCTACCTGCTTTTGGGCATCCAGCAACTTTGCCACGTTCATTTCTACTTCATAAACGATGTTGCCAACTTGCTGTTCACTTGCCATTCACCATTCTCCGGGCATAAAAAAACCGCCGAAGCGGTGAGTTATTGTTTTGCTTTCGCCAGACGTCTCGCCTTCTTGGAAAGGTAGTCATCTGCCACAGCTTCGTACTCGTCGCGCGTGAAGCCCTTCTGATCCGGATACTTCGCGTTCAGCATTAACTGAAACTCGGTCATGGACAGTTGCTCAGCCTCCGCCCTGCTGATGCCAAAGTGGTTGCGTGCGGCGCTGATGTAATCGAACGATCGGAACTCAGTTGTTGCCTGTGACGACTCATGCCGCTGCAGCTGTCGAACCTTAGCTTTGCCGATAATGCCGTGGGTAATCAGGGATTGCGCTATCAACACCATCTCAACGGCGTTCATCAATCCTGCCCGGTATACGAACGCCCATTTCCCTGACTTACCCGGGATAATGTCACCAGTCAGACGGGATACGTCACTCTCACAGCACGCTGCCAGCACCGACATTGCAGCCATCATTGCTGGCTTGCCCATCTGCTTGCGATTCAAGTGAGCCATCAGCCATGCAGGAACTGAGCCGTATGCATCCATGGCGCGTTGAATAAGCGGCGTAATCTCATCGTTATGCAGGTCATAGAAAGCCTGCACAATCTCCTGTGGCTCACCGATGCGTGACATGGCAGCGAATGACGGACGGAAGAAATAATCATCCTCACCGCTGCTAATGAGGCACTCGCCAATCTCTTTCTGTGGAGTCATGAGGTAATCCGGTAAGTGTCATTTTCGGGGCCACCAGGTGGAAGCCCCTGAAATGGCAATTAAGCGGTGATGGTTGCCGCTGTGGTGCCGGTAAAGCTGCCATCAGTTGAGGTGAAGGTGATTGTCGCTGTGCCTGCGGCCACACCTGTCACCAGGCCAGTAGAGCTGACCGTTGCCTTCGTTGCATCCGAGGTTGTCCATGTGCCGGACTTGTCAGTTGCATCAGATGGAAGAACGGTGGCTGTTAACTGACGGTTAGCGCCAACTGCCAGAGAGGTGGTGGCTGGAGAAACCGTTACGCCAGTAGCCGGCACAGCATCGTCGGTATCCAGCACCTGAATGGTGTTGGCAGCGGCAACTTTGAACTCGGTAGAGAAAGTGATGATGTCGTTGGTGCCACCGTCAGAGCTCAGCGCGTTGATAAGCATGTAACCTTGGAAGGTTACCGCGCCAAACTCCATTCGAACCCAGATAGTCGGCTGGCGAGCTGCCTGAATCTCGGTATTGAAGTATTTGATCAGGCGGAACACGCCATACTGGTCTAGTTTGTCATTCTTGCGAACTTCACCTTCAAAGGAGATTGTGAAGTCAGCATTGGTGACAATGTTTTCAACATAGCCCTGAGTATCATCAGCGTCTGAAGTCACGCTGTTTGGAGAGAAGTCGAAGCCTTTACTTGTGCCGGCCGCCAGAGCTTTCCACTCTGACTCCTGCGGTACTGCGTCCGAGCAACCATCGGCTACTTCGAGCACAATGGCGCGGCCAAACAACGCTGTGTTGTCTGTTGGGCAATTTGCTGCCATGGGTAATTCCTCTTTGACGTTTTCCGGCCTATTCGCCGTATTTGATTGCAAACTGAAGCCGATAGACCAGGCGGCCTTCGGTTGTTAAGACTGGCGCGGGAACCCCGCCAAAGTTTTCGATATAACCGATGCAGTTGCTGGGTAACGGATCGGCCTGAATGCGCTGAATAATGGCCTGCACGGCGTCATCTGTTGCCTGATTGCCATTCATGGCGCCAATCACATCGACCATTACGTAATACTCACCGCCCAACTCATTGCGGAGGTTAGAACCACCGTTTGGCCGGAACACAATGAACTTGTCGGTTTTGACGCCTGAATCAGTCCAGATAAGCTTCTGAACCTTGAAGCCATCGGTCAGCCCGGCAGAGATAAAATAATCCCGGAGGCGGTCATGCATTGCTGGAATCACAGACTCATCTCCTTCTTGATGGTCCTGTCGATAAGGTCACGGGTATCCTCAAAGCCCTTCGTCAGGAACTCTTTCTGAGCAGTCGCCCGGCGGAAGGTTTGCGGCACGTTCGGATCGTGGACAAAAACAGCGTAGTTGGCGGAGTATCCCACCCTGCCCGTTAGCCGAGTACCGCTTACTTCAAGCTCACGATACTGGCTGTTGATGAGAGTGGATGTGTCGATCGGAGTGTACAGCGCTGCCTGAGATGAGCCGATAATCAGCGCACTTTGCAGAGCCCTGACAACCTTCCTCCCCTGGATGTCACCAATTAACCGATCGAGGTTCTGCTGAGCCTTCCTGACACCTTGTACCTTCACGCCCATAACTAAACTCCCGTCAGGATCGCCCAGTCATCAACAAGCCGCTCAAAAGTGTCTGCATAACGAATAGCCTGCATCACCTCATCAGCACCGGCCGCCAGCGGGTCGGGATTATCAGACGCACCAATCAGGATGTAATCGCCAGCCTGAGCCAGCGCGTACTCCGTCCAGATGGTGTTCTTTACGACAATCTCAGCACCGATAGAGCCAAGCCGTTTAGACAGCCCGCCCTGATAGTCCGCCAGAATCACCAGCGGCTCAGCATAGGTTCTGTCCCCTGCATCACTAACGCCGAGATTCCTCCATATGGTGCACTCAGCGGTGTAACTCCACGAAGCAAGTGATGACATAGCTATTCACTCCAGCTCTCGACGGTAGGTCCCTCAGCCGCAATGCGCGGGCAGTTAATGCGCCACTCACCTGCCGCAGTAACATAAGCGGTAGTCTGCTTGTCGCTATCAGTTTTCACCCACACGCGATTGAATGGCTTTGGTAAACGCTCAGACACTGGTATCCACATCAGCAACCACCTACCACATCGAAGAATCCAACGCTTGTGCCAACGTCGATCGGCAAAAGCGCAGTGCATCCTGATGTATCCAGAGCCGCCAGTGTGTTTCGCATTGTCTTCACATCGCCGCTGTAATCGAAGGATCGGGACGCCCCTGAAGGCGCTGACTGTGACTTAATGCGCTGACTGAATGCGGTTACTGCCATCAACGTCACGGCGTACACCTGAATCAGCATCATGTCGCACTCATCGTAGCCAGCCGCCTCCAGGCACATGCTTATGCTGCCCAGCTTGCAAAGGTAGGCATCAATCATGAAGTCCGGCACGGAGTAACCCAGCGCAGATAACTGCTGTTTAACCTGCGTGGCCGTTATCTGCTCTACCATGGTTATTTCGCCTTTTTAGTTGCGTCAGCCAGTGCTGCTTCAGCTGCATCGGCCCGGGCTGTTTCAGCCGCAAGCGCTTCTGCGTGCTTTGCATTAGCCGCTTCCAGCGCATCGGCGTGCTCTTTGTCTTTGGCTTCCGCTGCGTCGGTCAGGGTTGTAATCTGATCGTTAGCAGCATCAAGCTGAGACTGAAGAACCGAGGTATCAGTGGATGCAGGCGTGGATGGTGTCGCCACCTCGAAGGTCAGCGCTTCGCCCTTCTCTTTCGAAGCTTCTGCTTTGCCTGCGTCAATCCACTTTTCAGCAACCGACTTGTCAACGTCATATACCCGGCCAGCCTCCAGTTTCTGGAAGCTGGCACCGGCAAACAGGTTATTAACCAGAATTTTTACAAGTGCCATGATTGCTCCTTAAGAGGCGTGGATTACGGAGAATTTGCTGTTGATGTCCTGCTTAACCATCAAGCCCATTGCACCCCAGGTGCGCCAGATGTAATCGCTGTTATAGAACGGGCGCGGGTCGGCAACGGTGCCGATGGCCTGGCCAACGATTGGGGCAATGACGCCGGCAGTCAGGGGTACGATCAGGATTTCGTTTCCGGACAGCTGCGCATCTTCTTTGATGGCCTCAATTCCGGATAACTTCATGATCTCTTCCAGCACGGTGCGGGTAGCATTCACATCGAAGTAGCGCTCAAAGTTCGACATGATTTCTGCTGACACATACCACGTCTGCGGAGCGTACTGGTTGTTTGTAATGCGCATGGTGTCGCGCAAAGCAATCGCATTGGTGCGAAGCGCAACAGGATCGGTGCTGGTTGCGAAGTTAAAGGTCAGGGAGACCTGAGCAACACGCTCATCAGCCTTTAAGCCTTTCCAGGTCAGGCCATCGAACTTAACGTAGGCTCCTTCAGGGTCACGGAAGCCGTTGAACATGTAATCAACATACTGACGCTGCACATCCTCAACAGAACCGCGCTGCGCATCGGCCTGAGACTGAAGAGCGGACGGGCTATTGAAGATAGGATCGCGCCAGTTGAACTTGAAGCCTGAGTCGTGCACCGGAACCATCGTGCCGTCGAAGGTGAAGGACTTTGCGTCAAGCGCAGCGCCAATCTGGCCAGACATCGAGGTATGAGCCCAGCCACGGCCGCCGGTACGAGCGTAATCGTAACGGGATTGCTCAATGCGCACCGAGCGAGACAGCGGCATCAGGTCGTTCAGCAACGTGAACTGCGTGGTTGGTTCGAACTGCGCCAATACCGTGGTATCGAATGCGCGGTAAAGTCGACGGATATCGTCCACTGCGTTCACAGCATCGAGGCGACCACGATCTTCGCTGATGCCGCGGGCGCGACCAATGAAGTCAGCAGCTGCTTGCGCACCTTCCTGACGGGCAGCCTGCAGTTGGGCGAACTGAGACTGGTTAACTTCTAAGTTGCCGGTGCGCTCACCGACAGCACGGGAGTATACAAACATTCAGGTGCTCCTTACTTAATCACAACGCGCAGCAGGTCACCTGCAGCAGCGGTAAATGCCTTGTCTTCTTCGACATAGCAACGAATGGACTCGTCAGCGGCCTGCGCTTTAACTTGCCCATTTGCGATAGACAGCGGCTGGCCTTTTTTATAGGTGCCGGCTGCCGCGCGTACGTTCAGGAACATTCCCTGCATTGGCTGGATGCCGACAATAAGCTCACCCAGCGGGATACTGTCATCCACTGTCAGGCAGCGCAGGTAGTCGTAGTTGGCAACATAGAGGATTGCCTTTTCGTTACCATCAACTGAAGCAGTGAATTTGCCAGCATCAAAGAAACCGATGATGCCAGGCTTGGTGGCAGCAGCAGCTGCGCCTTCACGGTTAAGCAGTGGGTTAGGGAATACACCGCCCGCGTGAATTACGTGCTTTCCATCTTTAGCCATTATTTACTCCGGCATTTCGCTGACAGATTGATTGGTAGCGGTCTGACGGAAAGAACCGTTCAGGCCAATTGAGGTCTGGCACTGGGCATACAGGCCATCAAGCGCAGCGCCGTCCAGCGCGTTAACCGCGATGTCGTCGAGGCCAAACTTGGTTTTAACAGCGGCGCGCTTTTCGCCCTTCTCTTTGTCAGAGCTGGCGTTGATCTGGCTGTTGATGGCGGTCACCTGCTCAGTGAGCAATTTCGCCCAGGCTGGCATTTCTTCACCATTGGTGGCAGTTACTTTAGCCTTCTTTTCGTCCGCTTCTTTCTTCTCGCGAGCGGCCTTCTCTTCCGGCGTTTCTTGTTTGGCTGACGCTTTTTCAGCAGCCATTTGGCTGTATGCGTCCATCAGCTCAGCATCTGACTTGCCTTCAGTCGGCTTACCAGCAGCTTTGAGCGCGTTAACGATAAGGTCTTTCATCGGATCATCTTCTCCGTTGGTTTTAATTTCGTACTCAGTAGGTTTGCGCACGACTTCTTGGCGATCTCCGACGAATTCAGCGGTGCCGTCATCGTTGATCAGGTACTTCTGTTTGAAATATTTGGTGTCATCGCGATAGATGAAGGTGTCCGGCCACACTGATTCGGGCCAGAGGTATGAGTCAGTGCTACGCCCTTCACGAAGCTTGTCGCTGATGGCTCGCTGGATGTCGTCGAATGAGAAATTCGAAGCGTTGGTGAAATAGAACTTGGCTTTGTTGAGCAGGCCTTCGCGAGTAAGGTCAGAGGCATCAGCCAGGTTAGCAGTCTGAATCTCCAGCTCATCACCCTGGGCATTAACGAAGATTCCGACGCCTTCCTGAGGTGTTCCAGCTGGCGTCTCATGAAGAAGAATGGCGCAGTGGTCATAGTCCTGATTAGTTGCCAGCCAGCTGTACTTCTTGCCCTTTGAAACGCCCTGACCTGCAACCTTATTGAGGCCCAGCCCGGTTGATACTCCGATCGGCTCAACGTCCTTACCGGCTTTCATATCGTCCAGGCGATTAACAACCTCTTTGCCTTTGTCAGTTGCCTCGGCATATCGGCGGTTAATGCACATATCCATCAGAACGCGATCGGCATCTTTGCGGACGTTACGAGCGAAGGCGCCAATATGGAATTCGTTCACAGCACGCACATTGCTGGCGCTGACATACTGGCCTTCAATCTTTGGGTGCCCATAAGGCATGGGTTTACCTTCAAGGCTCTTAAAGCCTTTTGCTATCTCGTCTGCCGGGTACAGTCCGCCATTGAGCACGATATCGTCGATAACAGGACAGACGCCCTTCACGACGATGTGCTCAACGCCATCGATTGTTTCTGATGTGATGTTTGAAGCGGAGTTGATGACCGACAGCACGTTTACGCAGATGCGTGACATGCTGTTTCCTCATTGATGGGGTTTTGTTATGCGGCTTGCTGCCACTGCTTACGCTCTTCGGCCAACCTGCTGACCAAACCTTCATTAACCACTTTGCCGTCATCGCCCAGAATTACCGGGATGTTGGCGCAGTAGCAGTGATAGCGGTTGCCGCGCTCTGCGTAGAACGCCTCAACCTCTTCAGTGGTGTAGGTGCGCCCGTGCCGGGCCGCGTGCCAGGTTCGTGTTGTAGGCTTCAATGCAGAAAGCCAGAGAATCGCGGTGTTGAGGCCCAACCTGTCTTTTGCCCAGTCAGTTTCCTGCCATTGAGCCTTACGAAGCGCTCCAACCTGCTCGGTCTGTGCAATGTTCTTGGCCTGCGCCATTGAGACATCGAGACGCTTACTGATGATGCGGGCTGTTTCTCGTGGGTTAACTCCCCTACCGATCGCATCGGATATCACGTTAGCCAGGTCGGCGCGCGCTATGTCGCTGATGCCTACCCAATCGCTGTAGGTTGCAACATAAGCTGCGGCTATCTGATTCTGGTATGCCGCAGTGCTGAGCAGCTGCATCAAGGTGGTTTGCTGAGCATATAACGGCGACTGAACAGATAAATTAGTGAAAGCGTTAAGCGTGCCGCGCTCATACTCCGAGCCAACATAATCGAATGCCCACAAGTTCTGGCTGCCGCCATCAAGCAACGCATCATCCAGAATCACCTGTACGCGTTGCAACAAGTCAGCAAGCTGAATGGCTGTCATGTCGTAGATGTACGTGCCAGCGTTGCACTGGTAAAGCGTGGCGGGGGATTCCACGTTGTTGCAGACCATATAGGTTTGCTCAGCGTTAGACTCTCTTACCCGGCCGGTTAAACGCTCATCGAATAGCGCCTTCAGTGAGCGCTTGATGTCGAGGTAGCGCGCCTCAATGTCACGATACATCCGGCCAACCTGCCTGGCTGATTGTGTGGGATCGGTTTTATTGCGCGTAACTATCGGTGTCCCGATTCGGGTCGTCGCTGTCGTCGTCATCTGTCAGCGGGTCCTTATCGGTTGTTTTGGCTTCAGGGTCAGGTGTTGCCGGCTCTTTAATTGGCTCAAGCTCACCGGCGGCGCGTATCTCGTTCACATCAACTGCTGATGTGCCGAATGCCTGCTGCGTCTTCTGAGCTACGTCAGCCAGCGCCTGCATATTGGCGATCTTCTCTTTCTCACTTGGCGCGAGAAGGTCAGACCATGCCAGTGTGACCTCACCGGTTGAAGGTGGGTCGATGATGCCGATAGCCCAGAAGCGCTCAATTACTCGCGTCACCAAGTCACTCATGAATCCCCAGCGGCGGCCATTACAACGCGTAGCCCATGCTGTCTTGTCTTCTTCAGAGGCAAGGTTGCCAGTCTGCTTGCCAAACAGGATGTTGAACGGGCATTGAATCGTTGCGCAGAACTGGTTAGCCGATACTGTCCAGCTCGGTGTTGGGTCAGCTGCTGCAACGGAGAGCACTGACGTAGTGCCAGACTGCGTGACCAGAGCCGAATCCGTACCGCGATTCAACTTCATCATCTTGTCGTTCATGGCCTCGCCAAGGTCTTTGTAACCGGCCTTAATCGCCATATCCGCCAGGGTTTTCATATCCGTCTGGGAATCAAAGCTGATACCCAGCTGACGGCTGGCATTCTTCAGGAAACCTTCAGCGCTACCGCCTTTCGTCTTCTCGATGTCCAACAGGTCGTTATAGCCGGCTTCAAGAAGGGGAATGCCCGAGAGGATGTTCTCGTCTTCAGAGCCCTCGCATAACAGGATGATGCGATCGGGATGCACCTGAACCGCACGCGGGCTACCCGTTGCTTTATCATCACCAACCGGCTGCTCGTTAAAGTGGTAGCTGACCGGCTGGCCGTAGGTTTCCGAGTGTGTGTCCACATCCGTATTGCCAGGCGTAATCTGCGCTTCCCATGCCGGGATTAGCTTCACCAGAGCTTTCGAGCCAAGGCGCTTAACGACCGCGATATCTACCGGCTCGCTCCAGTCACGGTTATCCCTGACTTGAATCAGCAGAGCAGAGTACCGGCCAACCATGTTGCGGCGATCGGCATCTTTAATCTTCGCCCAGTGCTTTTTCATCAGCTTGGTGACTGCCTTCTCCCAGGCTGTTGTGTTGGTTGATTCGCGATATTCGTCGCCATCAATGATGGTCGGATTATCGGTCCAGCATGAATCAAGGAGCTTATGCACGGCTGCGAATCCGGTAGAGCCCCTGCGGTATTGCCGGTGAAAGTTATCGAAGGTGAGTTGCTCTGGATAGCCAAACTCATCCCACAGCTTTGTTCTCTTGGTATTGCCATTCATGCCTGCGTACAGCATGCGCTGGCGCCCTATAGCATCAGTAAGGGCGTTAACGAGGAATTGCGCCTCGGTTGTTAATTCACTCACTGGTGCTCCTTAGAAGAAGATTGCGCCGACTGACTTGTGGTTGTTCTTCGCAACAGCGAAGTAGCGGAACCCATCGGAGCCGTGTGATGTGTGATCGTGAAGTGGCTTGTCTTTCCAGCAGCCGCGCTTGTCGTCCCACTCTTTGCGATAGCCTTCGAGGCGGGTGATGCCTTCAGCGCACTTCTCTTCGTCGAATACGCACTTAGGCAGGATTTCACGCACGGACTCAATGCCGGTATCAACGCCAGTTTTAGGCACCACTTTGAATGTCATGGAGTAGGTCTGGCCGTCGATTTCGTAGCCTTCGCGCGCCAGCTCTTTGCGGGACTTGGCATCAGAGCCAAACTCGCGATTTTCGATGTCGTGCGGCCCCCAGTGCTCACCGTATTCATAGTCACGGTCTTTCAGCACCTTCATGTAATGGCGCAGCCCTTCACCGGAGTTTTCGTAGTAGTCAATGATGTGAAACTCTTCGCCAACTTCGCGCACGAACCAGATAGCCGTTGAGTCGCCCACACCAATATCCCAGAACGTGTGAACCGGTAGATGTGAGTTATCAGGTAAGGTGCCAATGCGTTTGTTGGTATAGAGCCAGCGGAACTGCTTGGCGTAGTAAGCGCCTTCAACGGATTGCTGGAATGCTTCAGCGGGGATAGTTGGATATTCACGCTTCATGTCGTCGCCGAGCGTCTTCTCTTTGGCGAAGTACCAGGCTTTCTGACGGTCATCGAGGATAACGCCGTGCTTGGCTTCCATCTCAGCAAAGTAATCAACCAGGCGCGGCGGTAAAGCCTCTACCGGGTCAATTGCGTACTGGGGATTCTTCCACCAGGAGAAGAAGAAAAACTTCCAGTCGAGCGGTGAGAGCTTCTTACCCTGCAACAGTGCCTTTTCGGCGGTCTGGCAATAATCGAAGAAGTAACCCGCCCGGCCCTCTGCTGTGCTTTCGATAGTGGCAAAGCAACCGGTTGATACCGCCTCAAACGCACCAGTGACAATCTCACGGGCTTTGTCTGGATACTTGGCGCATATCTTCCCGAACTCGGAAACATGCAGGTAGCGCAGCGTACCGCCACGGAATGACGTGCTGACGTATAGCGATCCGCCTTTCTTGAAAACTAACTCACCTGCAGAGTCATTGCTGGCCGGATTCGCTGCTTTAATCTCATCGGGAAGGTTGTCATATGCGTACTTCACCTTTTCGCGGAACAGGCGCTTGGCGTCATTCAGCGTATGGGCGATCAGGGCGCATTTGGCAGACTCGAACAAGGCCGCATCCAGCTGGATAATGCAGACCTCAGTCGTGAATCCAAGCTGGCGAGCTTTGAGGATGATGTTTCGTGTGTGGATGCCTTCGAAGTACTCGCGCTGCTCAGGTGTCATCCTGAAGCGTGTCGGCTTGCCTTCTTTGTCGTTTATCCAGTAGAGATTATTCAGCCGCCAGTCTTTGTCAGCCAGCAGCTTGAGGTGCTCAGGTTTCATTACGCCCCCTGAGACAAAGAATCCATCAGGTCAGAAATGTTATCGACTGATTTGTTGCCTTCATCAGTGTCGAGGTTGTACGCCTTGCGTTCTGCGTTAATCACTTTGATTTGAGCATCGACACCGGCGGTAATCGAGCGTGACATTGAAGCGTGGTTGTCTTCGGTGATTTCTGCATCTTCCAGGAAGTCCCGAAGCTTATTGGTAATGCCGCGCCATGCTGCCAGGCCTTCGCGATGTGCCATAACAACTGAGGCCGCCTCATCAGCAGCCTCTTCGATAATCTCTTCATCAGTACGCACTTCTTTCTGCGTACCGGTTGTGCGTACTTCACTGCGTACCAGTTTTGTTTTGGTGGCCTCCCTCACTTTATCTGTGAGGTTTCGCTGCCAGCCATTCTGCTTGGCTCGCTTGCGTATGCCGCCTTCTGTTACCGAGTGTTTATCTGCGATCGAGCGTATGGACAACGAGCCAGCCCGGTAAGCCGACTCGATGGCCTCCCAGTCAGGTGATGCCAT